ATGGGAAATGATATTAAAGTTTGCTGATTTCTGGAGAACACATAAACCTGAACTAATATCAGCAGAAGACTTTGTATGGTCAGACGAACACAAATATGCAGGCACAGCAGATTTAGTAGTTAAAATGCATGGTGAAATATGGTTACTAGATATAAAAACATCTAACTCAGTACATAAATCTTTCGATTTACAGCTCTCTGCTTACGCTAAAGGATTAGAAGAAGCAAAAGGGGTAAAGGTCCAACGTACAGGTATAATTTGGTTAAAGGCCAATTCAAGAGGTCCTTCAAAACAAAAGAATGTTATTCAAGGTAAGGGTTGGAAAGTTTTACAGATAGATGAAATAGAAGAGAACTTCGAACTGTTTAAAATGATATATAAACTGTACTCTTTAGAGAACCCTAATACGGAACCTATTTATAATAGTTACCCAACAACACTAAAACTATAATTTATGTTAAAAAAAGGATTGTTATTAATTATTACTATTATACTTACTAGCTGCGGAGCACAGTGGAAATACACAACTATAAACCATGCTAGTCATACACAGCAATTTACAACAGTCCCGGATTTTGGAGTTGAAGTTGATACCTTAACATTTTCACAAGTCAGATGGAAACTTAGAACAGACTTTAACTTTAGGTATGATTTAGCACAGTATGCATTAAGCCAACCAGCTTCTTTTGATTGGAATAATAGACTACTAGGTAATAGGTACAACTACAATAACACTTACTTAGGATATAACTACCATTGGGATAGAACACAAATGTGGAACGATTGGGTATGGGGGTATAATGGCTGGAATTCTTGGGGGCAACCTCATAGATGGTCACCATTTGGGTATGATAGATGGGGATATAATATGCACTATGGTTGGAATAATCACGGATGGGGATACAATAACTGGATGGGCAACGCTCATTATGGCTGGAACAGCGGATATGGACACAACAGTGGGTTCTACAGTAGGTATAGAGGTACAAACGTAGCTTACCACACTAGTAGAAGGAGGTATACACCAAGAGGTACTAGTTCTAGCCGTATTGTGAATAGAAAAAGAACAACTAATTATAATAAACAACAAATACCAAGTAAAAATGATAAAACTGTTAGAATTACTAAGAGAAGACCTATCCAAACCCAAAGCAGTAGTAATGGCAGGAGGAGCAGGAGCAGGCAAATCATTCCTAATAAAACAATTAGGACTAACAGGACTCCCAATGTTCAACCCAGACAAGTACGTAGAAGACCCAGCACATCCATTCCACAACAATCTAGGAGCAGCAGCAGGTCAAGTAAACAAAGACGTTGAAGCAGCATCGGAATTAGGTAAGTCTTTTATATGGGATACCACAGCATCTAATCCTTCTAAAATAAATGCATTAATAGACAAAGGGTATGATGTATATATGGTTATGGTATATACTCATCCAATGATAGCTTTTATAAATAACTTCTCAAGAGAAAGGAGAGTTCCAAAAGCAGCAGTATTCTCTACTTGGAGAAATGTATATCAACTACTAGGTCAATATAAACAAACTTTAGGAGACAACTTTTCTTTGTTTATTAATATGAGAGAAAATAAGTTTGCTAAAGAAGTTGAAGAATTCAATAAATCTGCAGAAAAAGGTCCTCAAGGAGTATCCGATTATTTGGAAAGATATATGGAAGCTAATGGAGGTAAACAAGCATACGGTTCATCTTTTAGATCTGACTACGAACTACCATCAGAAGTAGCAGTAAAAGCATTTGAAGAAGAAATGAGAAATATAGAGTTCGATAGAAATAACGAATCTATAACAAAGGAACTTAAGAAATACTGGATTAAATTTTACGACAAAAACGGAGCCGGACCAGGTGACGTTAAAATGAAAAGTAAAATAAACACAATCCAAAATAGAAACTTAAGAGATAAGGATAAAGCAAAAGAAGTACTTGACGTTATAGCAAGTATGGTTGTCGATAAGAGATTCCAAGAAGAACTTAAACACTCAGACGCAGCTGAGATAGATAAAAAAGTACAAGCATTCTTAAAATGATAGCATTATACCCAGGAGCATTTAAACCACCACATAGAGGCCACTTTGAAGTAGTAAAGAAACTTCTTAATGGAAACCACGGAGGAAAAGTATACGATATTAATTCATACGCTGACGCTGGAACAGGCGTACTTAATGGTAAAGGTGACGAGCTAGATAAGATAGATAAGGTATACGTATTTATTGGCGGCGGTACAAGAAACGGAATAACTAAAGAAGAATCAATCGCGGTATGGAACATATACGCTAAGTACCTACCTGGACTAGTAGTGATGGATGGAGAAAAAAATCCAATGTTTGCTGCTAAGGACTATGCAAAAGCTAATCAAAATAAAAAGTTTTATGCTATTACAGGGATTAGAGCACAAGAAGATCTTCCGGATTTAAAAAGGGTCACTACATTTAAGAACAGGGAGAACGTAGAAGGATTAGTAATACCAGCAGGCACAGACTCTAACGTAAGAGCAACAGATTTTAGAAATGCAATACTCTCAGGTAACTTAGACGATGTACTTGACTTTTTCCCTCAAGAACTATCCAAAGATGAGATACTAAAAATAATGAACATGTTAAAAGCAAGTATTATAGCAGAGATAATGCAAGAAGATCTTGAAAAAAAGCTAAATGAAATGTTTAACGTAGAGGATAAAATCGAATGTGAAAATTGCGATTGGAGCTGGGATATCTCAAGCGGAGGTGATGATTTATATATGTGTCATAAATGTGGACACAATAACGAACCAGCAAATAGAGCCTTAGAAGAAGGTTCTTCCGGAACAGCTATAGCTCCAAAAAGTGTTATGAGATCAGCAGATAGAGTTAAACTAGTAACTTTATATAATAGGTTGAGAAACACTATTGGAGACCAGTACTATGAAATAGGTTTTCATCATGATCATATTATAATAAAAAATAAAGACGAAGATCAGAGAGTAGGATTTGATTATACTCCTTTTATGGGCTCTATACTTGAATATATGATAGATGAAGGCATGAAAATAACTCCTCTACCAGAAGTAAAGATTAAAAAGGATATAGCAGAATCTTCTAATTTCTTCGGAAGAACAGCATACTACGATCCTAATAAAAAAGAAGTTGTTTTATACGTTCAAGGAAGACACCCTAAAGATGTAATGAGATCATTTGCACATGAAATGGTTCACCACAAACAAAATTTAGAAGGTAGACTAGGAGCAATAGGAACTACTAATACAAATGAAGATAGTAATTTAATGGAACTAGAAAAAGAAGCCTACCTAGAAGGAAATATAACTTTTAGAAATTGGGAAGATTCTGTTAAAAATTAGTTGCTTTATTGAATTATTATTCGTATATTATGTATATAAAAACGGTTATGGATATACATTTAATACAGGAAGTAGTTAAGGAAATATTACCAAAGGTAATTAAAAAGTACGGGTATAGTAAATTTACAGAATGTACTCCTTATGTAGAATACGAAAAGAGCATTTACGCAAGACTTGCAGGAGAAGAAGACGATGGAGAATTAGGAGAAGAATGTCCTGATGCTGAGTACGATCGTATCGATAATTCAATTATATTTTACTACCCTCAAATGACTAGTAGAAAACATATAATAGAAACACTAATACATGAATATCAACATTACCTTCAGTCTCCAAGCTGGATGACTAGGTACTATAATATGGGGTACAGGTACGATAACCACCCTTACGAATTAGCAGCAACATCAGAAGAAGTAAATTGGAATAAGATATGAAAAATAGCATAGTAGAATTACTAGAGGCACATCCTCTACCGGAAGAAAAAGAAAAACCACCATACAAAATATACTGTGATATGGATGGAGTACTGACTAATTTTGAATCTAGGTTCGAACACTACTCAGGAATGGCCCCTAAAGAATATGAAAAGGCTAACGGCCAACCTGCTTTCTGGAACCTTATAGATGTGGAAGTAGGAGTTAAATTCTGGGCTGGAATGGACTGGATGCCTGAAGGTCAAAGACTATGGAACTTTATATCTCCATACAATCCCGACTTATTAACATCTCCTTCTAGAGATAATAATTCTAGACTAGGTAAGAATATATGGGTTAAGAATAAATTATCTCCTAAACCCAAAGTAATATTTGCTTATTCAAAAAGTAAACAGAGGTATGCTAATGAAAATAGTATACTAATAGACGATAAGCCATCTAACATAGACGAATGGGCAGCAAGTGGAGGAATAGCAATAAAATGTAAAGACGGTGATGTAACTTCTGTAATTAGTAAACTAAAAGAATTAGGATATGAGTAATGAATCTCTACTTAAAAAAGAGTTCAAAAAATCGGATGTAGAAAGAGTACGAAACCTAGTAAATAAGGATTTTACAGCAGGTACTAAACAGCAATCAGGTTATAAAAAGTCTATAAAAAAATATGTTGAAGGAGATATATGGGAAGACGGAGGTAGACAGTGGACTATAGAAAACGGAGTAAAGCAGAACATAACAAAACTAGACTCAGCAAAAAAAGCTTTAAGAATACCCCTTAGATGCCCAAAATGTGGAGGACCTATGAAGCATCACCTAGCAAAAAAGATGTATAAAATACATGGTTTTTGTTTTGATCCATGTACTGTTGAAATGGAAGCTAATTTAAGAAAAGCCGGCTTGTATGATAAATATGAAGAACGTATGATGCAAGGTAATATGAAAGCTTTTGCATACGATGTAGAACAGTGGGCTATAAACTTAGTAAATTCTAAAGATACTTTTGTTACCGAAGCAGGGGATATAGAAGATTGGCAATCCAATAAATCAAAAGATAAGGATATTTTAAAAAATGTTCGTCAGTACGTCTCCCATCTTACTAAACATATAAAGTAGGTATATTTATAAATATACAAATAACCTACATTTAGTAATGACACAAAAGCAATTATTAGAATCCGTACTTACTGAGCTTACTTCCATAAAAAAGCATATGCCTAATGGGGAACTTAAGCAAATGCAAAAAGACATGGTAGATCTTAAAGACGACATATCGGACCTTAAATACACTTTACTTAACCCAGACAATGGAGTTATAGTAAATACGAATAAAAACTCTGAATTTAGAGAGATAATGCAAGCTGGAGATAAAGAGTTTCAACTTAAATTGCTTGAACTACAGGAATTAAAGAGGTGGAAAGAAGGAGTTACTAAAGCTTTATGGATTCTATTTACTGGTCTAGCAGGTGTTATAATTAAATTACTAACAGAGGCAGTTAAGAATGGCTAAAAAGAAATAATATGAAGTTAGCAGAATTAAAACAACTAGTACGAGAAGGCCTCTGGGCTAATATCAATGCTAAGAAAAAAGCAGGTAAGAAATCTTCTCATAAGAACTCTAAAGCGTATAAGGCAGCATCAAAAGCCGGGAATGCACTAGAGAAGACAAAGAATGAAACTGCCCTCGCTCTAGATAAACTGACAGTACTGAGTGTAATTGACGGAGATAGGAACTTGGACAACGAACACTTACGTAAATTATTTGCAGATTCTGTTGGCACTTTCTACATATATACCAATGAGGAGGGAGAGTATGAAAATACTAAAAAAATAAGCAAACAAGATGCATATAAGTATGTTGACTACTATAATGCTAGATTGAAAAGAAAAAAAGATAAAGTAGAGAAATTAGGAGCTGAATTAGGAGTTTTAGGAGTTGAATCAGAACTACAATTCAAAGTAGGTGAACTATCAGCTGACCCCTCTACATTTTCAGCAAACGAAGGAGATCATAAACCAATGAATCCCGGAATACTAAAAGATAGGTTAGGTAAACTATCCTGCAGTAAAGTAAGAACAGCGAAAGGAAAGTTAGAAGATAAGGGTACGACCTATGCTAAAGCTCTCCAAAGGTATTTAAACTACCATTGCCAATGATATTAACAGGAAGTACACTCAACAGAGACGCTTATTTTGTTAATGCGACAGAGGAAACTAGTACTCTTAAGGATAGAGGCTGTGTAGACCTATTCGATCAGAACGGATACCATTTGACTAAGGCCGAACAAGCTTTTCTAGGTTATAATGGATATAACCCCGTAGAGAGGAGACATGAAGATTGCTTAAGGTACGATTGGTTGGTTTGGGACAAAAGAGAAGGAGCACATATTAATCATTCAGACTTATTTGAAAGAAAAGGATTCAACGACCATGCTAGAGAGCAATTATTAGCTTTAGCAACTGTTAACCCTATGTTACATAAGTTAGTTAAAATGAAACCAAAATGGGGCATAGACATTTCTATAGATTACGTATCGGTAGATGCAGTTTTTGAAGTATTTCATTATGAATGGGATTCTTTTGATTATGATACATTATTAGAGAAAAAGTTGGAATTAGAGCAATTTATTCTTAACTTGGACTGGGATGATGTAGCTAAGACTCTATGGAAAAAGAAAGATGAATGGTACAACTTAGATTTTTTCGCTCAAACTCAATGGAGAACAGATTATTTCGGATTATCACCAGAAAAGTTTAAAAACGTTATTTGGGAAGAGTAATCTATTTATTTATATAGCTATACAACATACACATATGATGACTTATCAAGAAATTAAAGACCGTTTATCTAAATGCGAATTAGCATTATCTACGATTAAAAACGGTACACACCGTAATTCTACTTCTATAAACTTAATTAAAACTAAAGAATCATTAGAAGTTCTTAAAGAATCGCTAACTAATCAATTGACCTTAATAAAAGAAGAAGACATGGGAGACGATGGATATGTATCCACTGACGATGAAGGAGCAGCAGAAGATTTAGCAAACAAGGGTGTTAAAGTGAAACTTACTAAAGAGAACGAACAAGTAGAATTCTCAGCTGATGAAGTAAAATTACTTGCAAAGGATGTAGGAAAAGCAGTAATAACAGCTCTTAGACAGGCAGGTGATGAAATAGACAGTATTAAAGCACATGATTTTGATATAAATACTTTTGAGATATACGTAAAGTACAAAAGTGATTTTGAAGATGAATTTGTATTTAATATTATAGGTGCTAAATTACACTTAGTAGATTTTACTGTAGATAAGGTAGTAGGAGACGTAGGAGTTAAACCTTCAGGAGAACCATTTATTAACGTAGATGTAGTAGCTAATGAATTAACTAAGCATTTTACGTCTCTTAATGAACAGACTATTACTGAAGAAGAGAACGATAGACAGAAGTACTTACGAATGCTCGATATGTACAAGAGAGCTGCAAGAAATGATAGAAAAGACTTACGTCCTAAATTAGAGAAAGCTGCTAAACAGCTAGGAATTAAATTACAACTCTCAGAAGCAGCAGAAGGAATATTCTATTTAAAGGTAGATATTAGAGATGCTAGAAGAGCTATAGAAATATTAGACGATAGGTACAGAAAACAAGTTGAATATAGCGGTTCAGATACATACTACTTTGGAGATGAACAAACAGCATACGATGCTATGATGGACTTCTCAGCCAATGATGTAGTAGTATCAGATACAAACTTAGACTTATTTGCAGAAAATAAACAATTAACGGAAGTTGAGGCAGTCACTTTTGGGTACGATTTAGATAATATACAACAAGTAGTTGACCATTTACAGAAGAACTACGAAGAGGAAGTAGACTACGAATTACATATAGGAAGAGGAGATGACTTACCTAACGCAGTTACTATAAAAAATCCTGCATTACAAAAAGACTACGACTTAAACGATATGCTTAATGCAGCTCAAAGTGATGAAGAGAGGTACGATGCATATACTAAAGAAGGAGCTGAACACCCTGAAGGTGGAGATTTAGACGTAGGACATCAAGATGATGAGCCGAGTATGCTTAAAAAAGATTTATACGATATAGCTGTTTATGCTTCTAAATTATATAAGCAATTAGATAAGTACGATAAGATGGATGGAGAAGTAGATTTTCCTCATTGGTGGCAAAAGAAAGTTACCTTAGCTAGACAGTATGTATCTTCAGCACAACACTACTTGGAAGCAGAAGAAAAGCAACCTATGATAGATGCATTAGCCTTACAGGAAGGTGTATTCGATCAATTTGATGCTTTACCTCCAGGTAGAGGTAATTTAGATTTTAACGACATACTATACCTTAGAGGAGCAGTTGCAGACCTTAAAGACGAAATAGCTCAGATATATAGAGATATGGAACAGGAAGCTGAACCAGAAGGAGGTCCAATGGCAGACATGTACGGAAATCTTTTAAATAAGGCTGAAGTAAAATTACATAGAATGCAAAAGCAAATTGCAGACTATGATATGAACGAAGGAAAGCAGACAGAAGCAGAATTAAAAGATAAGTGGAGAGAGTGGAATAAAAAACACCCTAAAGATCAAATTGACTGGAATGAATATAGAGAAGAGCATGAAGATGAGCTAATAAATGAAATTAATATCAACCCTGAAGCAGAAAAATACGTAAAAAGATTTATAAAAGGAGTTGCACAGAAATACGGCTACGGTGAAATGGATGCTGTTCATTTAATCTACCAAGTACTTTCCAATACAGGGTACTTGGATATGAGACTTGAAGGTAAAAAAGATAAAGCACTCTTGAGAGAATATACAGACAATTCATTCAAAGGATCAGAATTAATAGACGATGCTAATAAGAGAGGACCTGATATGTTCGGTAAAGGTATATTTGCCGACTTACTTCCTAAAGGTGTAGCTAGTGAAAATGCTGCCGTAGAAGCTTTAAAAGCTCATGATAAGAGTCCTATTAAAGCTAGAATGGGAAGATATGCACCAATGTTTGTTCACGTTCAATACCATACTTTAGAGCATGAAGGTGAAGACTATAGAATGCATCAAACACAGTACTATAATAGCAACTTTAAAGACAAAGATCCAAACTTTAATCCTGGAGTATCTGAAATTACCTTATTTAAAGTTCTTGAAAAAGCTACTTCTCACAGAGAAAGAGGTAAGGATGAAAATTTAGGGACTATTATTGTTAAGACCGATCAATATGTACAGGATCTTAGAGATTTACCTGGACTAGGTAAAAGACATATGGAAGAAGCAGTTAAGGAAGGAACCGGTAACGAAAAAGAACTTAGAGGTAAAGAAATGGTTGACTATATCATGAAAAGATGGAATTGGTCAGAAGAAAAAACACTGAAATTTCTTGCAGATAAATTTGGGAATAGTCAAGAAATTAAGGAAGGAAGAGGAGATTTACAGGCTATCATGAAAGTAGTTGATGACATGGCAGCAGAAGATGGAATAACAACTAAAGACGCAGCAGAAGAAATAATCCACAATCTTAGAATGACCTACGACTTAGATGCCATGGATGAATCATTAGTTAACGAAGAAGCTACTTGTTGCGGTAAATGCGGCAGAGTACATATTAAAGGTAACTGTAAAAGACCTTTTCTAAAAGGAAAGTCTCACTGCAGAACTAAATAAGAATCTATGAAAGTAAAAGACTTAAAAAAATTAATTGAAGAAGCTTATATACAAGTTCTTAAAGAAGCTGATGAACCTACCCCGGAAGATCCGGTAGGTGATGAAAAAGCATCAGAAGAGACAGTATTAGAAGATGCTACGGATACAATGTTAGAAAAGTTTCCTACTCTTAAATCAACGTTAGTTAAACTAATGACAGGAGACTACAAAGAATTTGTGGACACTATTGACTGGGTATCACCCAAACCTACAACATTCAGAGTTAACCTAGTAAACGGCCAAGACTTTTCTTTAAAGTGGACAGGAAAAAACTTCCAAGCTCATATATTAGGTAAAAGGTATATGTTAGGGAACATTAATGACTTCCAACAAGCTTTAGATAAACTAGCTAGACTCTATCAAGAAGCACCTCTTAAAGGAGCAGGTGAAGAAGGTGAAGGAGGAGAAGCAGGAGAAGCAGACTTCGGAGGCGGAAGCGGTGGAGGAGACTTCCCCGGAGAAGAAGGTGGAGGAGCAGCAGGCGGTGAAGCCGGTTCTGACGATGCCGGAGGAGCAGAAGAACCAGCTGATACATCAGGAGATATAGATTTCGAAGCAGGAGAAGAACCAGAAGCATAATAATAACAGTTTATGAATATTGTAGATAAATTATATACAGAATGGGCTTGGAGAACTAAATCAGGAATTCCCGATATGAGTAATCCGCAAGATAAAGCTATATTAGATAACATTATTTTTGAGACATCAGGAAAAGTTTTAAACGAAGTAGCTGTGGAGTATGATAAGTACCTAGTAGATAATGGGTTTCCAATCATACCTCAAGCAAAAGGTAAATATAGCCAACCACAAGGCTCAGGAGATATTAAGGTACATCCTGATGATTTAGCAACATACCAAAAGATGTTCCCAATGAATGCAGGAGATCAGACAGTAGGTCCAGGAGAAATAGCGCTTTACTGGTTATTTCAGCATCAAAAAAACCCTGTTACATGTACGGATAATAGAGGAGGGTCTGAACCAGACTTAACTATCGGATCAGTAAAAGCAGAAGTTAAGGCATATAAGTCACATAACGGGAAAATAACATTAGGCAAATTCGGCAGCCAGAAGACCAATCTAGTTCTATTAACAGTAGTTTTCGGAATACAGGCATTAAGTTCTGTGTTAAATATGGAATCAGGAGATAAAGTAGTTAGGCCAACTAGTTTTACTAAAAACGAATTAATAAGGGCTTTTGAATTTTATTTTAAAGTAAAAAACGCACCAGGATTCCTAGCAGCTTCATCTCAATTCGATTTTATTAGATCGTTGAAAGAAAAAATTGATATGGTAGATAGAGTTTTACAGAACCCTAAATCAGCTGAAGAAGCAGCCTCTAAAACATTAGGTAGGATAGCTAAAGAGAAATTTAAAGTTAAACCAGGATTTGGCAACTATATAGCATCTACTTTAAAGAGCGGAGACATACACTTCTTTCACGTAACTGAAACAGCATTAGATGTTAATTTACTAGACTATGTTAGTATATCAGCAGGTGAAGTAAAGGTGGACTATATGGCACTATTTGGCTAAAAAATAAGTTATGGCAAGAGACATAAAAAAAATAATCGCACAGGAATACATCAAGTGCGCTAAAGATCCGGCGTACTTCATGAAGAAGTATTGCCATATACAGCACCCTACTAGAGGTAGGATTCTTTTTAATTTATACCCTTTTCAATCAGAAGTACTACACCTATTTAGAGATCAACAGTATATAATTACTTTAAAGTCTAGACAGTTAGGTATTTCAACTTTAGCAGCTGCTTATAGCTTATGGTTGATGTTATTTCATAAAGATAAAAACGTACTAGCTTTAGCAACTACACAGGCAACTGCAAGAAACCTTGTTACAAAGACAATGTTTATGTACGATGAACTACCTAAATGGTTAAAACTTCCAGCATTAGAGAAGAATAAACTATCATTAAGGTTAAAAAACGGATCTAAAATAACAGCTAAGTCATCAAATGCAGACGCAGCAAGATCAGAAGCAGTATCACTACTTCTAATAGATGAAGCAGCATTTATCGATAATATTGATGAAACATTTGCGGCAGCACAACAAACACTAGCAACTGGTGGACAGTGTATGGCTTTATCAACTCCCAACGGAATTGGTAACTGGTTTCATCAAACATGGGATAAAGCAGAAGCAGGGGATAATTCATTTTTACCCATAAGACTCCCTTGGACAGTACATCCAGAAAGAAATGATGAATGGAGAAAACAACAAGATAGGGACTTAGGACCTAGGATGGCAGGACAGGAATGTGACTGTGATTTCTTAGCATCTGGTGATACAGTATTTGAACCAGAAGATTTAAGTTTCTACGAACAAACGTACTTAAAAGAGCCTGTAGAAAAAAGAGGTATAGATGGTAATTTATGGATCTGGGAGCAACCAGACTACTCTAAATCATATATGGTTGTAGCAGATGTCGCTAGAGGAGACTCTAAAGATTACTCTGCATTTCACGTTTTTGATATAGAAACATGCGTACAAGTAGGGGAATATAAAGGAAAATTATCTCCTAAAGATTACGGAAATGTCTTAGTAGCTATAGCAGCAGAGTATAACGATGCGCTACTTGTAGTAGAGAATGCAAATATTGGATGGGCTACAATAGAGCAGATATTAGAAAGAGAATATAGAAATCTATACTATAGCGCTAAGAGTCAAATGGATACAGTAGAATCATATATGTCCAAATATGAAAGAGATCAGCTAGTGCCAGGCTTTACAATGTCGGTAAGAACAAGACCGCTAGTGATAGCTAAAGCAATGGAGTATGTACGTGAAAAAGCTGTTACAATACAGTCTAAACGTACTTTAGGAGAGATGAGAGTATTTGTATGGAAGAACGGTAAACCACAGGCACAGATAAATTATAATGATGATTTACTCATAGCACTTGCTACTGGACTGTATGTAAGAGATACTGCATTGAGGTTACGGCAACAGGGAATGGACCTAGCTAGAGCACAATTATCATCATTTACTAACCTTAATGCAAAAAACCAAGCTGTTATATCAACAGTTGCTTCCCAAGCAAATAATCCGTATATTGTTAAAACACAACACGGCCAAGAAGATATCTCTTGGTTAATTGGATAAACCATATTTATAAATAAACCACATAGATGGCAGATACTTCACTATTTAAAAGACTAGGTAGACTTTTTTCTTCCGATGTAATAATAAGAAACATCGGAGGAGACCAACTTAAAGTTGCCGACGTAAACCAGATACAAACAACAGGTAAGTATCAAACTAATTCTCTAGTTGATAGATTTTCTAGACTATATATCTACAATAATAAGAATATATTTAATCCAAATCTAAATTACCAAACACTACGTATACAGTTATACTCTGATTATGAAGCAATGGACACTGATCCACTTATTGCTTCTACTTTAGATATATTGGCAGATGAAGCTACACTAAAAAGCGATATGGGAGAAGTACTCTCGATTAAATCCTCAGATGAGAATATACAAAAGGTACTATATAACTTATTCTACGACGTTCTTAATATAGAGTTTAATCTCTGGTCATGGACTAGGAATATGTGTAAATACGGTGATTTCTTCTTAAAATTAGAGATTGCAGAAGATTTTGGAGTATACAACGTTCTTCCGTATACAGTTTACCATATGTCAAGACAGGAAGGAACAGACCCAGAAAATCCTAGTAGAGTAACTTTCCAATTAGACCCTGACGGATTAGCTTCTTCACAAGATCCTAACTATCTGCCAAAAAGTAATAAAAAAGTTGTAGAGTTTGACAACTACGAGATAGCACACTTTAGGTTAATATCGGATACAAACTACCTACCCTATGGTAGATCTTTCGTCGAACCGGCTAGAAAGATATTTAAACAACTTACTCTAATGGAAGATGCGATGTTAATACACCGTATCATGAGAGCTCCGGAAAAGAGAACATTCTATGTCAACGTTGGACAGATACCTCCTAACGAAGTTGAGCAGTTTATGCAAAAGACTATTAATACAATGAAAAAAACACCGTATGTTGATCCTGCTACAGGGGATTACAACTTACGTTTCAATATGATGAATATGATGGAAGACTTCTACCTACCAGTAAGGGGAGGAGATACATCAACAAAGATAGAGACTACGAAAGGTCTAGAATACGACGGTACAAATGATATAGAATACTTAAGAGATAAGATGTTCGCTGCTTTAAAAGTTCCAAAGGCATATTTTGGATACGAAAAAGACTTAAGCGGTAAAGCAACTTTAGCAGCAGAAGATATTAGATTTGCCAGAACAGTAGAGAGAATACAGAGAATTTTAGAATCTGAATTAACTAAGATTGCATTAGTGCATTTATATACCCAAGGGTTTAAAGGTGAGTCGCTTACTAACTTCGAAATAAACTTAACTAACCCGTCAATAATATTTGAACAAGAAAAAGTAGCACTGCTTAAAGAAAAAGTAGATTTAGCATCACAAATGCTGGATACTAAATTATTTCCTACAGACTACATATACGATAATATATTTAAACTATCAGAAGACCAGTACATGGAAATGAGAGACTTGGTAGCTGAAGATAAAAAGAGGTTATTCAGAATTACACAGATAGAGAACGAAGGAAATGATCCGGCTAAGTCAGGTAAGTCCTACGGTACTCCACACGATTTAGCGTCACTATACGGACGTAGACAGGGTGAACAAAAAGGTATGCCATTTGGTAAAGTTCCTCCTGGATACGAAGATGATACTCCAGGCATAGGTAAAATAGGACCAGAAGGAGGTAGACCAAGAGTTAAAGCTTCACACTATGGAACAAATGACGGCCTAGGAGGAAGAGATCCTCTTGGAAAACACGGCATGGAAGGTGGATTTGATTCTGATAATGAAAATGTTAATGAGCAAGATACGGGAACTAGGGTAGATAAGACACTAGCTAGATCACTTTTCTATCAAAATAGAGATATTTTCTCGGAAAAGAAGCAAATTATCTTTGAAAGTAAGGAAAAAGAAGAGGATAAGTTACTTGATGAATCACAAATCAAGGATTTAGATAATTAATCACTATTTATAAAGGTAAGGTGTACTTCGTGTACAACAAAACAATAGAATAATGCGCATTAAACACAGTAAGTATAAAAATACCGGGCTAATATTTGAATTGCTTGTCAAGCAGATTGCAGCAGATACCTTAGATAAAAAGGACTCTGCAGCTGTAAGCATATTAAAAAATAACTTTACAGGAAGAACAGCTTTGGTACGTGAATTCAAATTGTATGAGTTTATTCTCAAAAACAAATCAGTATCACAATATAAAGCAGAGTCTATCGTATCGACTATTATCGAAGTAGCTCGCACAATAGATAGAAAGGTACTTAAAAAACAAAAATATAGTCTAATAAGAGAAATAAAAGAGAGCTACGACTTAGATGAGTTCTTCTCTATTTCGGTTAAAGACTATAAACCATTAGCAGCTTTGTTCTGTTTAATGGAGGCTCATGAAGTTACAGATGTAATAGATCCTAATTTCCTAGTTGACAATAAAACTACTATATTAGAGCACCTAACTAAAGAGCAACAAAACAAAAAAGAAGTAAGAGATACACTTATCGAAGAGTATTCGAAATACGATAAAGATTTAAAACTTCTTACATTTAAAATACTATTAGAGAAATTTAACTCTAAATACGGTACACTACTTCCAGAACAGAAAAACATATTAAAAGAATTTATTACTTCAGTTGATTCATCTACAAGATTAAGAAACGTAGTTAATGAGGAATTTAAGAAACTAAAATCTGCACTAGATAAAATAAAAGCATCCGTAGAAGATGAAATCGTCTCTATTAAGCTACAGGAGATTACTAAAGCAATTAAACCAGTACCCAAAACAAAAAAAGTAACTGATAATCATCTAGTAAACATAATGCAGTACTACGAACTGATTAAAGAACTAAAGGTACTATGAAAGTAAGCCAACTTAAGGAACTTATTAAAGAAGTACTACAGGAATTAAATGAAATAAGTGCTACCAATGCAGGTGGTGCTTCTTTTACACCCGGTACAGGAGCGCAATATGCGACTCCTAATGCTTTTTCTAAGAAAGGAAAAAAGAACAATGCAACTAAGTATGCAGAGAAACTTGGGTATAAAGTAGCTAAAACAAAAAAAAGACCACATAACACTAAAATGTTTGACTATCTAGATGAGAACAATACAAGAAAAATATAACGCAATACTAGAGGGTAACTTCTCTAAGTCTCAATTTGTTAAAGATGCAAAGAGAGAATTATCTCAATTTCTATCTCCATTTAATGGATATGAAGATACAGTAAGTATCCTTAAAAGTAAAGGAGTAATATTCGAAGCTGCAAAGAAAGAGGTACCGCACTACGACAAACCAGAACCTGGTTACTCTATCGAAACTATCGAAAGAGGAATAGATTACGAACTAGAAGGAATGGGACTAATGTCTCAAGAAACAGTATCAGAAAAGGATTACGCTAAGGCTAAACAAAAAGCTGAGAAGAATCTGAAAAAAGATCCTAACCACTACTTACATTTATTAGCAGGAGAATCTAAAAAAGTAGACAAACATGATCAAATGGTTCCAGTAAAAAAGAACAACCATGTAGATACTATTAATGGATTAAAGAAAGCTGAATTAAGAGAGGCTATAGACTATACGCTAGATCCTTATGAAGATAGAGATGAAATACTTAAACAAGTAATGTCTCTTTTAGTAAGAGAAAAAGGAGCAAGCAGAGAAGAACTTAAAGGCTTTATCAGCACTCATATGGAAGACATTTTAAATGCACCAGATGAAGCAGCAATCGTAGATGAATTCGAACAATACATATCAGTTAATAGTGATTATGTAGACGAAAAGAACGGTAAAGATCACGACGGAGATGGAGACGTCGATGGAGATGATTATATGGCTGCTAAAGATAAGGCCATCAAAGGAGCAATGAAAAAGAAAGAACCTGCTCAACAAGTATCAGGTAAAGCTAGTAGAGATACAATGTCTGTTGGTAGTATGAAAAGATTAAGAGGATTTGATGATCAGTTTGATGAATCAATAGGAGGACCAGATCATCAAAAACTAGAAGATTTGGGATATAGTGTTGGAGAAAAAGCATTTATGAGTATAGACGATGAAATCTTCAAGCATCCGAACTTTGATAGTTTTGTAAGTGGTTTTATGAAAGGCTTTAAAGACAATATGGAAGCAAGTCAGGACTATGCAGCACATTATGTTAACGAAGGTAGACGTAGAAAAATGAAAGGCGGTAAAGTCGTAACAGAAAATGATTACGAAACCGGAGGATATGTAGAATCTATGGGACCTATGTTAGATAAAGTACTCAAACAACTTATATCAGTATGGGATGAATGGAAAGACGGCCCAGCTACAGAACCGGCGATGGTTCCTTTTGCTAAAAAAGACTTAGTAAGTTATATTGACAGCAAAATAACAGAAGGAGAGGATATAGTAGAGGATAGTATTGAAGAGCATCAAGAATTAAAAGAAGCTTTTAAAGCTATTATATCTAAAGTACTTCAAGAAGAAGTTATAACAGAAGCAGCAACAGGTAACTTATCTAGAGTAGCTACTTCTTATGACGATTTCGAAGGAATGCAAACAGCTGTTAACAGTTTAGAAAATGTAGTAACAGAAGTTGAGTCATTTTATTCTAAGACAAAAGAAAAGATACAAAAGGTATACGATAGCTTTAAAGATATTAAGAACGTAGAAGGATTAGCAGTTGGAGCTATGTTAGGACCAGCTATTGAATCTGCTTTTAGAAAAGATTTAATGCCGGTAACAGAAAAAGGATTTACTAGAGGGTTAGAAATGCCTAAAGTAAAAATGTTAGAAACAGACGGTATAGCAGAAGAAGAGTTGGATGAAAAGGAAACAGTTTTTACACCTATTAACGAGGCATTAAATAAAGAACTTAAAGATTTTGGACCTGATTTAATGAAGAGATTAAAAACTGCAGGATTTCAAACAGGGTTATTTAAAGGACAAGGAATGGTTCCACCAGAAGCTCAAAAGAAAATTAAAGCTAACCCAAAATTAGCAGGTATTGCATACAGAAGATATCCTGACGGGTATGAATTCCTTGAAGTATCAGTTCAAAGAGAAAAAGGAGAAGAGTTAGAAAAAGTTGCAAAATACTTTTCAACACCAGAAGGCCAATATGGACCAGATAAAGATGCGGGATGGGTAATCAAAAACATTCGTAACGTAAATACTGGAGATATATACAGAAGTAACATTGGTGGAATGAATGGTTTAGCTACTATTACTTACTTTAGAGCAGAAGAAGCAGATAGTGGTAGATATGGCACGGAAAAAATAACGTCTAGAGATACTTTAGCAGCAGAAGGTAAGAAGTATAAATACTCTAAAAGAAAATAAAATATGGCAAATGTATTAGTAAATGTTACACCATTTAAATCTATCCTTAAAGAATCTAAGGAAAGACCGGGAGTATATGAAGTTGAAGGAGTAATGCAACGAGCTGGTGCAAAAAACCAAAACGGAAGAATATACGAAAAGGACCTCTTAATGAGAGAGGCTAAGAAGTATGTTGATGAATTCGTTAAAAACGGAAACGCTTTCGGAGAATTAGATCACCCGGAATCAGCAGTAGTATCTCTTAAGAATGCTTCACATGTAGTTAAAGACCTATATTGGAATGGAGACGACTTAATGGGTAAAGTAGAACTACTAAATACACCAGCAGGAAATATAGTAAAAGAGATAATTAAAGCAGGACATACTATAGGAATATCCTCTAGAGGTACCGGTTCAGTACAACAAACAAACGAAGGGTACTTAGAAGTACAATCAGATTTTGAATTAGTATGTTGGGACTTTGTATCTAATCCATCTACACACGGAGCTTTTATGAATCCCGTATCACTTAACGAAGGTACTCAACAATTAGACAAGTACGGAAAGGTACATAGTATAATTAACGACATACTAAGAGCATAAGCAAAACTACATAATAGACAAAGACCTTTACAGAGATGTAAGGGTTTTTTTTGGTTTTGTAAAAAGTATATATTTATATACAAATATACAGTTCCTTATACTGTATTAGATAAAGAAAAAAAACTTCACATTACGATTGCAATAATCGTACGAACACACAAAATTTATTAAAAATGGCAAACAAAGATTTATTCAAGCAAGCTATTGCTGAAGCTAAATCTGTAAGAGAAGCTGCTATTGCAAACGCTAAAGAAGCTTTGGAAGAGACTTTAACTCCTCATCTTAAAGACATGTTAGCTGCTAAACTTCAAGAAATGGATGATTCATCTAAAGACGAAGAAGTAGTTAAAGAAGTCGAAGGAGAGGTAGAAGAAGCAATGGACAAAGACAAAAAAGACGAAGCAATAGAGGAAGATTTTGCAGCAGAAGCTGAAGAAGTAGGAGCTGAAGAAGAAGCGGACATTGATTCAGAAGAATCTGAAGAGGAAGCTGAAGAAGAGGTAGAGGTAAAGGACATGGAAGTGGACGACCTTAAAGACCTTATCCGTAATATTATATCTCAAGAAATGGGAGCTGAAGGAGAGGAAGAGATTCCTGGAGAAGAGCTACCATCAGACGATATGATCGGAGTGGAAGACGAAGAAGAAATTGATTTAGATGAATTACTAAGAGAGATTACTGAAATGTCTGACGAACACAATGACGAATCCATAGCGGATGAAGGAATTGAAGAAGTAGTTGACCCTGTAACAGTTGGTGCTGGTGTTGCTGCCATATTTGGCGGTGCTGCTGGACTATCACACTTAATGGACAAACTTGAAGCTGGAGAATTTGGAGACAGAGGAAAAAAATTAGCTCAAGGATTACGTAAAGCAGGAGGAGCTGCAGCAAGCGTTACTCAACACAGAAATGAATCAGAAATCTCAGAAGAAGAGATTGAAGAGGTAAGACCTGGATATGCAGTAGGAAATTTTGGAGACCCAATGGAGAATGACTTAATAAAAGCTGTAATGTTCTTAGCCAAACATGCAAAAAAAGCAGGCAAGAAAGTTGGAGATTTTGTTAAAGATATCGAAGTAGGATCTATGACCAATCAGATGAAAGAAATTGAATTAGAAGAAACTAGTGAACTAGAAGAAGCTATGACAACAATCGAACAACTGAAAGGACAGTTACAAGAAGTAAACCTTCTTAACGCTAAGTTACTTTATGTAAATAAAGTTTTCAAATCAAGTAGTTTAACTGAATCGCAAAAAGTAAGTGTTATCGCTGCATTCGATAAAGCCGAAACAGTTAAAGAAGTAAAATTAGTATTCGAAACTGTATCTGATAACGTAGTTGGAAAAACTACTAAAAGTACAATTAAGGAAGCTAGATTAGGTATGGCAAGCAAAGCAACTGGAACAACAGCTTCTAAACCAGAAGTAATTTCAGAAGTAAGTGATGCTGTAAGAAGAATGCAAAAATTAGCAGGAATAATTTAATAAATAAAAAAGACAAATTTTAATCATGGAAATTAATCAATTATTAGAAGGGTCTCAAAGTAACTTCAAAAACTTGCAAGCAGATGCTTCTCGTTTAGCGGACAAATGGACTCAATCAGGACTCTTAGAAGGATATTCTAACGAGATCGAGAAAAACAACATGGCTATGATTCTTGAGAATCAAGCTAAACAGATTGTATCTGAAGGATCAACAACTGGAACTGGATCATCATTTTCTGCCTCTGGTGGAGAGCAGTGGGCAGGAGTAGCTTTACCATTAGTACGTAAGGTATTCGCTCAAATCGCAGCTAAAGACTTTGTATCTGTACAACCAATGAACTTACCTTCAGGACTTGTATTTTACCTAGACTTTAAATACGGTACAACAAAAGATGGATTCACAGTCGATGACAATATGTACGGAAACGTATCTACTGCTAACGATAAGATGGACGCAGACCAAGATGCAGCAGGTGGATTATACGGCGCTGGTAGATTCGGATACTCAATCAATGCGAAGGCAGCAGCAGGAGCAGCAGTAACAGTAGCAAACGCAACTTCTGCATCTATCAACTTTGATGATAGCTTAGCAATAGCATCATTTGATACAGTATCTATCGCTTTACCTGCAGATGCAGACAAAGAAGGAGTAAGAGCTTTCGGCCTTGCAGGAATAGCAGTATTACCTCAATACACGAAAATTGTAGGATCTAATGTAGTATTCGTAGTAGTAGACTCAGCAGTAACAAATGCCGCTACACACGTATTAAACTACCACGTTGCACCAAATGACAATACAAGAGGAGACTTTGAAGATGCTAACGCAACTCCAATTTCTATTCCAGAAATCAATGTAGAACTTGCTTCTGAAGCAATTGTAGCTAAGACTAGAAAGTTAAAAGCACAATGGACACCAGAATTCTCTCAAGATCTTAACGCATACCACAGTATTGATGCTGAGGCTGAGTTAACTTCTTTATTGAGTGAGTATATCTCAATGGAGATTGACTTAGAGATCTTAGATATGTTAATTCAAGGAGCTGTAACAACTGAACGTTGGTCAGCTAAATCTAACAAAAACTATTCTGCAGCAGGCGTATGGGAAACTAGCGGAGCTGGAGAAGGCGGATTCTATAATACTCAAGGACAGTGGTTCCAAACATTAGGAACTAAAATCCAAAAAGTATCTAACAAGATTCACCAGAAAACATTAAGAGGTGGTGCAAACTTCCTAGTATGTTCTCCAAGTGTAGCTACAATCCTAGAATCAATTCCAGGATATGCTGCTAACACAGACGGTGATAAAATGGATTTTGCTTTTGGAGTACAGAAAGTTGGTTCATTAAACGGACGTTACAAAGTATATAAGAACCCTTATATGACTGAAAACACTATCCTTACAGGATACAGAGGTTCTCAGTTCTTAGAAACGGGTGCTGTTTATGCTCCTTACGTGCCATTAATGATGACACCTCTAGTATACGATCCAGCTACCTTCACACCACGTAAAGGTATCATGACTCGTTATGCTAAGAAAATGATCAGACCAGAATTCTACGGAAAGATTTTCGTTAGCGATTTAGCTACTGTATAATCTGAATTAGATTTCAATTATATTAAGAGAGGCCTTCGGGCCTCTTTTTTTTGGTTATATAACAAATTTTTCCTATATTTATAGATAAGAACAATAACGTTATTATATATGCCTTCAAACCACCATACGGACGAAGTATTCGTTCCAAAGAGAAGACCAAAAAAACCAATCAAGTTCAACGTTCAGTTAAATGATGAACAAAAAATAGCAAAAGCAAGTATATTAGAATCCCCTATTACAGTTGTCAAAGGAATGGCAGGTTCAGGTAAGACGCTAGTAGCTACACAAGTAGCTCTAGATATGTTATTTACCAAACAGGTAGAAAAGGTTATCATAACAAGGCCTACTGTGTCTAAAGAAGACATAGGGTTTTTACCAGGAGATATAAAAGAAAAAATGGACCCTTGGTTAGCACCAATCTATCATAATCTTAATATGCTCTATAACAAAGAAAAAGTACAGAAACTACTAGATCACGAAACAATAGAGATAGTTCCTTTTGCATTTCTAAGAGGAAGGACATTCGTGAACTCTTTTGTAATAGTAGATGAAGCTCAGAACGTAACCCATTCACAAATGGAAACAGTAATAGGACGTCTGGGTAAAGGATCAAAGATGGTAATTTGTGGAGATATGGCTCAAATAGACCTAAAAGATAAAAGAGAAACAGGATTTTCTTTCCTAGCTAGAATAGAAGAACAGGTAGAAGGATTCAGAACTGCAACTCTAGAATATAATCACAGACATCAAATAGTTGCACCAGTCCTAGAGGTATATAAAACCTTCAGGGATTAACAGCTATTTATAAATAAACTATTCCAAGATGCCTAAATATGCAAATTTTACATACTTTATCAGAGAAAGAGTAAAACTCCAAGGAGTTGAGCGAGGAACTAACGTAGAAGTAAGAATTCCTAGTATAAGCTTTGCTGATAATAGAATAATGAACGTACCTTCTGGGTCAGTAACAGAAGTAATGAATGTCGATAACTTACCGGGAGCAGGTCAATTTGTTTCCTCTAGTATTAAATATGCTAGAATTACTAACTTATCAGACGATAGTATTGACCTACACATATCAGGTTCATCATCAGAACAACATTACTTACTGAGTCCAAGCGGCAGTTTCATGTTTAGTTCGGAATATGTTAATGAGACCTTTAATAACTTCGAATACGGAGACCTAAGATCTATAAAAGCACAGTCAATACACACATCGGGCTCTACTATTGGGTACTTTATAGCACTAACAACAGAAGACTAGTAAATTATGGCAGATATTCAAATATGGGATGGGACTACCGACTTTATTGCCGGCGAAGCAACTCCTTTCGGATTTTATGACGATGACTTATCATTTCAGGAAGATGCTCCTAAGGTTGCAAGATATTGTGCCGAAAAATTAGGTTGGCCTGTATTAGATATAGAACTAAATGAAAGACAATTTTATACTGCCTTTGAAGAAGCAGTTACTGCATACGGAAAAGAAGTAATAGAGTCTATAGCATCATCTACTATGGCAAGTACTATAGGAGGTTCCGCAAGTGGAGAAGCAGTTAATGCAACTATTTTTAAACCAAGTCTACAGAGCGTTATAAGAGCAAGTGCTCAATACGGAATGGAAGCAGGAGTTGGAGGAGACGTAGATTTAAAGAGTAAAATGATAGACCTAGTAGGAGGTCAACAGGAATATGATTTAGAGTCTATTATCGGAGACGGTAGTATAGAGATTCGCAAAGTATTTTATGAAGCTCCTCCAGCAATATTAAGGTACTTTGATCCTTATGCAGGAACAGGCACAGGAGTACAGTCACTTATGGATGCATTTGATTTCGGATCATTCTCGCCAGGAGTTAATTTCTTACTTATGCCTGCATCATTCGATGTTTTAAAGACTCAAGCTATAGAATTTAACGATCAGATAAGAAAATCAGCATATACTTTTGAAATAAACAATAATAAGCTTAGAATATTTCCAGTCCCTAAGGGAGCTGGTAAATTAAAGATACAGTATTATAAAGTATCGGATAAAACTAATGCTTATGTAGATGATTCAATACTTGTAGAAGCATCGTCATCATCAAGCGGTGGAGTTAACGGAACCGGAGGAGGAACATCTTCATCAGGAACAACAACTAACTTATCAAACGTAAACGCACAAAATTTAGTTTATGCCGAAATTAATTCAATAGGAAGACAGTGGATTTTTAAATATACAGTAGCAACATGTAAAGAAATGCTTGCGTACATTAGAGGAAAATACCAAACAGTACCAGTACCCGGTTCAGAAGTTACTATGAATGCTGCAGACCTATTAGCTGATGCTAGAGAAGAAAAAGTATTTTTAGTTGAAGATTTAAAAGCAACTATGCAATCTGCTTCTCTTACTAACCAGTTAGAGCTTGCTGCTACACAGACAAAGTTTATTAATGACACAATGCAAGGAATACCGATGCATATATACGTAGGATAATGAAAATAAAAGATCTAATACTAGAAATAGAATTCTCAGTCTACCAGGCAATGGTAAGAATAGGACATAGCGAGGAAGTAACAGTACAGGATATCGGAGAGATGTTAAGAGCTATGCCCGGAGTATTGACAGTTGGACAGGTTTCACATAACGGTGACAATAATACCGCTATTATGAAAGTTAAATTATTAACAACTAAACCGGCTAGTGAAGCATACGCTTCTTTTAAAACAACCTCTTTGGAAAGAATTCCTGAAGTTAAAAAAGTAGAAGTAGCTGAAAAAACAATAGAAAAGAAAAAATAACATATGCTATTCGGTAGTCAAAAAGATTTTAATGCACTTTCCACTCACATTAGTAGAGAGATACTAAAAGATATAGTAGAACAAGAAATTGGCTACTATAAATTATCATTGACCGATACTCAAGCAAACCTATACGGGGAAGCTTTAGATAAAATATACCTTAACCCAGTTAAACTAAATTGTTTGATTACGAGAGGTGACCAAGTAGTTACTGTAGATGAATTTGGACCTGATTTAGGTAGAGAAGCTTCTTTTGCTTTTACCAGACAGGATTTAGTAGATGCAGATACTGTACCTGAAGTAGGGGATATAGTAATGTGGCATGAAGATTATTATGAAGTTGATACAGTTAGAGAGAACCAGTTATTCGCTGGTAGAGACAGTAGTTATAACTTAACAGACCATGGCAGCAGATTCGGTTCTTCTGTATCTATCATAGTAGACTGTCATTTAACAAGAACAGACAAAGTAGGAATCACAAGAGCAAGATAATAAATGGCTAAGAAGACTAAAATACTACCAAAAAGACAGTCTCAATTGTCACAAGCTGCAATTGATACCTATAATAGTGCACAAAAACACACTACACCGGATACAATCCGAAACAATAGAGGGTATCAACGTTCAGTTAAAAACGACGATGTTAAACAATTTAGTATAGGATTAAGGGATATAGACGAAACTATTATATACTACTTCAACAACGTTATAAAACCATCAGTTATTCAGAATGGTAAGAGATTAAACGTACCTGTAATATACGGATCACCAGAAAGATGGGCAGCTGTACAGAAAGATGGCTTTTATAGAGACAAAAACGGTAAAATACAGACACCTCTTATTATGTTTAAGAGAGATTCGGTTGAAAAAAATAGAACTCTAGGTAATAAGATGGATGCTAATAATCCTAACAACTTTGCTATCTTCCAAAAAGGGTATTCTAAGAAGAATGTATACGATAAGTTCTCTACACTTAATAATAGAGAGCCAGTTAAAGAACTATATGGCGTAATAATACCAGATTACGTTAATATTACCTATTCTTGTGTGGTATTTACCGAATATGTAGAACAAATGAATAAAATAGTTGAATCTATTAACTTTGCATCAGATGCATACTGGGGAGATCCGGAAAAGTTTAGTTTTAGAGCTATGATTGATTCGTATACTACCACAACAGAGGTAAATCAAGGACAAGATAGAACAGTAAAGACTAATTTCCAAATTAATATGATGGGACATATAGTTCCAGACAGTATTAATACGTCGATTGCTAATATGAATAAGTTCTACAGTAAGTCATCCATTAAATTTGGCTTAGAAACTGCAGGAAGTAAGGAGATACTCCAAGGTAAAGCCGATTCCCCTGCTTCTACAAGCACTAAAGGAAGATTTTACGATAATTTAACAGGTAAATCAGAGGTTAACATTAACTTTAGTGGTATGACAGCAGAAGAAAGAAATTACTTAGCACTTTCCAATACTGTTGACACTAATAACAATAGTTACGTAATAGATAATACTGAAAACAGCATTACTTATGCTAATGTTACCTTAGCAACACCACCAACTAACTTTCCAGACCATGAAATAGATGATTTCCTAGTGACTATAGGAGGATTGAGCATAGAGCCATCTGCTATAGATAGAATAATACAAGAAGGAGCTGATTTAGTAGTAGATTTTCATAATTCTAACTTGGGATACACAATCACAGAGGGAATGGAGATTACTATAACTGGAAAACTTAATGGATAATGGCTCAGGTATTTTGGAACCAAATAAACAACCAATTACCTGAAATAGGGGAATACCTATCAGGATCCCTTAATGTATCGGGTTCTTTTAGTACTTCTGGTTCATTGACTATAGATTTAAATGGTGTTGACGATGTATTTAGTATAAAAGTAGAAGGAAAAGAACAGTTAAAAGTAAATAAGGAAGGTATAGTGCAATTTACATCACAGTCTGTAACTCCATCAGCAGTAGCAGGTGGATTATTCTACAGTGCCAGTAATGATTACTACTTCGGTTATTCAAATTAAAGCATATTTATTATAAATCACAACTAAGAAGATTATAACATGGCGCAGTGGAAAAAATTACTGATTTCCGGATCAGATATATCACAATTAAATAACGACTCGGGATACTTACCTGGCTTAGGCAGCGGAATAATATCCTCATCAGCACAAATAGATCACGATCAGACTACTAACTTTGTAGCAGCAGAACACTTTTTACAATCAGCAATTGTAACTGTTGGAACAGTAACAACAGGTAATGTAACAGCAATACTGCCATCTAACACAGTTTCTGGATCAGCACAAGTAGATAGCCAGTCTACTACCAATCCAGCTGCAATATACGACAATAGTGGTACACCTACTTTAAGAAGTGGTATAACACAAGCAGAACTACACACTGCATTAGGAGTAGATCCAGCTGGTACAGATAATTCTACTAATGTTACATTAGATACATCATCTCATAATTACCTTTCTTTATCAGGACAGGCAATTACACTAGGTGAAATAGACATATCTGACGATACTAACTTAGGAGTTACAGATACCAGTGGACAGACCGGTATTGACATGTCCCTAACAGGGGATAATATCTCAGGAGTACTAGCAGGATTAGGAACAGGAGCTTCTCCACAATTTGCAAACTTAACCCTATCGGGGAATCTAACTGTAGAAGGAGACACAATTAATGCTAATGTTACTAACTTAGATATTGAAGATAGATTCATACTTCTTAACTCAGGTTCAGCTACAATAGGAGATTCCGGAATAGTATTCGGAGGTACAAACGGATCTGCACAAAATGGAGCAGCTTTTATATGGGATGCTAGTTACAAAGGTAATGATGGTCGTGCAGCGATTGTTAACGATATGGCTTCTAATGCAACAGGAGATCAAACACCAAGTTATCATTTAGCAGGTGTATTTGAAGGAACAACTGCAAATGCAGCAACAGCACAAGCAGATCACGTAGGTAACATAAGAGTAGAATCAAATGAAATCTATATTTACGTATAGTAAGCAATAATTAAAAATAAGTTATAGTACATTATGGGATTATTAGAAAAAGCTATGCCTAAAAAGGCAAAAGACGAAGGTCTTACCAAAAAAGAAGCAGAATTCATACTAGCAAAACTAAGAACTGCTACCTATACAGGAAACGAATTTGAAATATTTGTAAAAGTATTTGCCAAAATCGGAAAACACATAGATTTGATAAAATAGTAGTTAAGGTCCTTCGGGACCTTTTGCTATTTATACGTATATTATTGGCCCGAAAGGGAAGTGGGCAGGCAAACCTGTAACCAACCATAATCTAAAGACATATGCCAAATTGGAAAAAACTGATAGTTAGTGGTTCCGACGCTAACTTGAACTCGCTTAACATTACAAACGATCTAACTGGATCAAATGCACTTATTACCAACGATTTAGATGTACTAGGAAACGTTGGTATTGGAACGACTAGTCCTACTGCTAGGTTGGATATACTAACAAATTCAGCAACCGGTACTAATAGTATTGATAGGCACGTTAGATTTAGAGCTGATAATGGTGAACAAAGATTTGACTTCAATATTGGAAGAAGCGGAAACTCAGCATTACTGGGGATGTACAACGAATCCGAAACAGAGGCAGTTAGAGTTGCTACAAATGGCAATTCTTACTTTAACGGAGGCAACGTAGGTATAGGAACTACTAGTCCTGATGCAAACTTAGAGATAGCAGACACTACTCCAACCCTAAGGCTGACAGATACTAGAAACTTAAATGTAGGAGATTGGGACGATGTTAGTTTAGGTAAACTACAATTCAAAACATCCGATACCACCTCCCCAGGAGCAAGAGTATTATCAGAAATTGAAGCCTACAGTAATGTAGGAGCTGCATCAGGACCAAACTCAGACTTGAGATTTAAGACTTCTGGAATTACTGATTCTTCTGCACTCACTAGAATGACTATCAAATCAGACGGAAATGTTGGAATTGGAACAAATAGTCCTACGCAAAAACTTCATATAGATGGAAATGCTCTTATTAGTGCAGAAAGATATTATTATGTAGCAGGTGGTGGTTCTGGTTTTGGTTCTGATGCTAGTGGTAATTTTAAAATAAGACAAAATGGTTCAGATTTAATATTTGGTTCTGGAGACAATGTTGGAATTGGAACAAGTAGTCCTGCAGATAAACTACAAGTCATAAGTAGTGATAATGTAAGTACAACAAAAATTATAAGTGCTTATTCATTAAGTCAATCACAAAACACATCTCTTGGTTACAATAGTTTAATGGCTAGCTATTCATTAGATATTAAAACACTAAGCACACAACCTATAAGATTTTTTCCAAACAGTTCTGAAGCAATGCGATTAACGTCAGATGGCAACGTTGGAATTGGAACTACTAGTCCAGGTTATAAATTTGAAGTAAATTCTGGGAATGCAAACAATGTAGCTAAATTTGTAAGTACTGATGGAGGTGGTACTATTACAGTAGCAGATTCTGGAGGAGAAGTAGGTTTTAGTAATATAGGTAATAATATATATTTTAAAACATCTTCTTCTCAAATAAATCAAATGTCTATTCTGAACTCGGGAAGAGTGGGAATCGGCACTACTTCACCGAGTGAGAAGCTACACGTTTTTGGAGGAGCTGCAGCTATTAAAATAGATTCTACAACTAACGAAGCCTCTTTAAAATACGACAATTCAACCACAACAGCTACTATAAAGTTAGCTAACAGCGATTTAAAAACTGAGTTAGGTGGTTCTGAAAAAATGAGGATTATTGCTAACGGAAATGTTGGTATCGGAACAACATCTCCTAGAGCAAAACTAGCAGTATCTTTTAACGGTGGTCATACAACAGGTACTATTGGTATAGGAAATTCTTCATTTGATTTATTTAATCCTTTAGAAGCAAACACAGACGAAAAAGGTTCTATATTAACATTTAGTGACAATTATTTTGATGGTACTAATTATAATCCCACAACAAGAGCAGCATTAAAAGGTGGAACAGATAATACCGGTAATACGGCAGACGGATTTTTAGCGTTTTATACAGACTCATCAGGTGCAAACACAATGCCTGAGAGAATGAGAATTGACCATGATGGTAACGTAGGTATCGGGACATCTAGTCCTAATGTACCTTTAGAAGTAAACGGAGTAAATACAACATCTGGTCATGGAGAAGGGTTAAGAGTTACTAGACCAGGGCTTAGTTCACAGTACATAAGCATTGATGAATCCGATGGGTCTAAGCATAGAATAAGAGCAGTAGGAGATAAGCCTTTACACATACATTCTAACTCAAGTACTTACGGTATTAATTTTTATACAAACAGTACTGAAAAAGTAACAATTCTTGCAAATGGCAACGTTGGTATAGCAACTACTAGTCCAGGTCAGAAACTGCACATAGCCGGTAACATGAGGCTAGAGAATCAGTTGTACGATTCATCAGACTCGCAAGGTTCTGTTAACCAGGTGCTTAGTAAAGTTGCTGCTGGTACGAAGTGGGCCAACGTTTCCTCCCTATACACGGAAACAGACACACTAGACTCAGTAACAGATAGAGGAGCAATAACCACTAATAATATAGCTGTTGGGAACTTAGAAGTAAACAGTAATATCTCCACTCCAAATAATACATCACTAAGACTACAACCTAGCGGCTCTTCAGGATGGGTATTCTTAGGTAGTCCAACAGACGGTACTAAAATATACCATTATAGCAGAGGAGATAACGGACAGAACACAATATTCGATTTTGATGCTGGTTATTATAAAATTAATACAACTTCTACAAGCGGATTTAACTTAACTCAAGACACATTAATATCAGGAGATTTAACAGTATCCGGAGTACTTGCCTTAGGAAGCGATGTTACCTTATTTAGAGATGGAGTTAACATTTTAAGAACAGATGATACTTTCCATGCAAATAATAGTATACATGTAGGAGGTGCTGGTAAATTGTACGATAGAGCTAATACTAGCAACTATATAGAATTAGCTGATACAATTAATATCTCAACTGATACCTCTATTGACGGCGATTTAACAGTAACTGGAAAAGTAACCGCACAGGAATTCCACACAGAATTTGTTTCTGCTTCTATTATGTATGAATCAGGTTCTACCAAGTTTGGAGATACATCAGATGATACTCACGACTTTACAGGAAGTATAAACATAACAGGAGATACAACGGATTTAATTCACCTTAAGACTACAACAGCAAATGTAGGAGGCCTTAAATTAGAAAGTACCCATATCTCTAGAATCCGAATGAAGAGTGGAGCTTCTACTGGAGAGATTTTTATGGATGGAGTAGGTGGAGCTATATCCGGTGGTGGATACATATTTAATACCCCTACTACCAGAAATACCTACCACTTTATGGTAAATAGTACCCCTGAGATGTCGCTAGTAGCAGGCAGTTTAGGAATAGGAACAGGGTATCTACATAATGCAGCACCTAAAGATAAGTTAGACGTTAGTGGAAGTATAACAATCAGAGATATAGGTGCTACAAGAGGTATAAGACGAGATAACGATGCTTATGATCTGAGGTTGATGGGAGGTACATCTCTTACCGATGGAGCTTATATATCACTTAGTGGAGATATAAGAGGTGGAGTAGGAAATGCTGTAGCAGGTAAGGTTTCCATAGCACAAGGTGGAGCTGCATATGCAACTAGATCCGCTATATCAAGTAGCATGGCTTTTAATGCTGTGTCAAATGCAGATACCACCACAGACATGTTGATACAAGGTTCAACAGGAAACGTTGGTATAGGGACGACTAGCCCTTCAACAAGATTAGAAGTTGCGGCTTCAGCAACTACGAGTGTAGATATAGCTCATTTTTCAAACTCAAATGATGTTGTTAAAATAAAACATGCTTTAGATGGAGTAGGTTCAGGTATAACATCTATTTTTGATGCCTCTAATAATGAAGACATCAGATTAAGCGCTCAATCTAACAGTTGGTTTAACGCCGGTAACGTCGGGATCGGGACGACTAGTCCTAGTGCTAAATTAGAGGTAGATGGAAATGTTAAAATAGGAGACGCAGCCACAGGGGCAATATTTGCTAAATCAGGAAATGATTTTTTAATAACAGGAGTAGATACAGGAGGAAATGCGTTTAATTCTATTAATTTAAAAGCAGATTCTTTAGATACAGGTTTATACATTCAAAAAGACACAAACAACGTCGGGATCGGGACGACTAGTCCTCAATCAAAACTACATATAGAAACAGGTAGCGGAGGCACTTACAATCCAAACGCAAATCACGATGATGTAACTATTGAAGGTAGTGGAAATATTGGGTTGCAATTATTTAGCCCTAATACTTCTTACCAGTATATAGCTTTTGGAGACCCTAACAGTGTTAACGCAGGTTATTTAAGATATTATCACGGAGCCAATGAAATGGTTTTCAGAACTAATGGAAGTGATAATATGGTTATTAATTCAGCGGGCAACGTTGGTATTGGAACGACTAACCCTAGAACTAAGCTAGATGTAGGTGTAACTGGAAATTTAGGAGCTGTTACTAATAAAGTAATATCTGCTACTTTTGATGGTGGTTTTTCTACAACAAATTCATTACAATATAATGTAAATGCTTTTATTGGAACAACTTTTGGAACAAC